TAATTGCATCATTATCAGTATAACCATAACCTTTATTATTGATACTGATGCTTGATACTGCATTACTTGTAACTGTAACATTTACTGTTAAGTCTTTACCTGTTCCACCTGTTGTTGGAATCTTAGTATAAGTTCCATTTGTATAACCACTTCCTCCAGATAAAGTGTCTAAAGCTGCTGCGTGTCCACCAAATGTTTGACCTGAATAAGAAGCCTCACTATTATCTGTTAAATAGCAACCTTCTTCTGGATATATTAGTGTTAATTCGTAAGTTTTACCCGATGCTAAAGTGATAGTTCTATCTAAAGGTATAGTAGTGGTATTTCGAGTTCCTGTATTTGATACTCTGCCGCTAAATTGTACTCTATGTCTATCTGCATCATTTACTTCTATAACATCTCCTGGTCTTAAAAAATTAGCATTTAAACCAGTTTTAAAACTAACTATTTCTTTTTGTAGTTTCTCACTAAGTAAATGCCATTTGCCATATCTCTTAGCTTGAGCTTCAGAAGTACAACCATAAGCTACAACAGCTTTTGATGTAACTTTATTTGAATCAACTATACTTTGAGTGTCTTCAACTATCTGAACATTTTGTCTATACATTTGAGAAGGGTCATTCCAAGTTACTTTTACTTGATTAGTTCTTAATTTTTTTGAGCTTCCTGTATAGCTAAAAAGTCCACCTATAACATTACCTTTTGTAAAAGTATACACGGAGTCCTTTTCTCTATCAGTACTTGCAGTTAATTTACCATTAAACCAAAATAATAAACCTCTAAACACAGAAGCAAAATCTTTCATAACTTTATATGCTTTTTGAGAATTACTTAAATAAATATTTGCTGAAAAACGAGGTTCTGTACCCCCTTTTCCATTGTCTATTAATTCATCACAATACTGTGCAATTTGGTATAACTCATATTTATCAATATCTAAAGAAGATATATGATTTCCTAACCCATATCTTTTATTAGTACATAAATCATAAAATACCCAAGCAGGATTATCTGTCCATACTTTATCATAATTTACACTTGAGCTATCAAAAGTAGAAACATCTCCTCTCATATTACCGTCCCAATTTTGATAACTTCCTGCGTTAGCTCCTGTACTAATATTTCTGGTATAAGAAGCATCAGAAGTTGAAGTTAATTCATATCTTCCATGATAATTAGTAGGAACTTGACATTTAATTCCTTTAATCTCATAGGCTCTTTTAGGCAGTGTTGTTGCTGTAAAATCCGAAGCATTTAGAGCTAGCGCAGCTATTGCTGAATTAGGATAATGCAACCACTCATGAATTTGAGCTTCTACAGCAAATAATACTGAATCATTTTGAAACTGCCAATCTCCATCTTGAGCTAAAGGATTATCTGCTGTTACTTTTCTTATTATAATTTTCCAATCAGTAAAAGGTTTATACTTTTCAATTGGAATTATCCATTCCTCAAAAAAAGCAGATTTACTATAAGTATTTATATACCCATTATTTGGAGTTTTTAGATCTGGAGTATTAAAATTAACAGGTCCCCATGCATGATGTGCTTTTTGCATACCAGAATTTGCTATGAGTACAGCATCACTTGTTCCTCTAGTATTTATCTCATTATCTGTGGGACCAACAATTTGTACTGTATTAAAATTAGTACCATCTCTGCTATACTTGAAATACATTTGAAATTCTGCATGCCCCCACGTTTTTTCACCTGCACTATCACTTTGTATTTTTTGTCCTGACATTCCCTGTGGAAACTTCATAGTTACTTTTACAGTATCTATTTCTGAAGCATTAGTAAGCCCTAATGCTGCACCACTACCTGTACCAGCAAGTATAGTCGTTTCGGCTGCTTGACCCTCTGAGGGGTCATATAGACTATTTAGTTCTGTATCATTATAATCATCTGGTATATTACTAAGGTCTTGCCAACCATTATATTGTTTTATAGCTTCATTTGGTGTTATTGCAAAAGAAGCACTAGGAGTTCCAGTTGCCCCCCATCTAGGAATTGCTCCTTGATGTTGAGTTCCCGTTCTAATATTAAGATGAATATTTTTAAAGTTTAAAAAGTCTTGAAAAGTTTCTGAAGTAACTTTAGGAGTGGATAGTTGACCAGCTCCCGCTGAAACTGATAATGCAGGGGCTGTCTCAACTGTTAAAGTTGTAGAGCTGTTATAAGCTGTTACTTTACCAACATAATCACACCATATAGTTTTATATGCAACAGTTGTAGAGAGTGGGGGAGATATTGTTGCTGAAGTGGTTTCTGAATCAGTAGTTCTATTAAGCATTCTACCTACATACTCTGTTCCTGATGGGCCTCCTCCTGTTATTCTTATTCTAGAATATAGTCCGTTATTCACAGTATCTGCAAGCATAGCTTCTGTAAAGAAAGAAGCAGTAGTAGTAATAGTACTTGCCCCTGCTGCACCGCTTACTCCTGCATTGGAACTATTTCCTGCTAATGTGGCAAATGCTTTTTGTATTCTTATATATCTATCTCCATCATCAGTAGAATGATATGTACTAGAAAAATCTGAAGGTACTGTAATAGTTGTACTACTACCTGTACAAGTTATGCCGTTTTTTGACCTTTTAGGTTTGTAAATATTCCATTGGTCTGCATCTATTAAAGGCACTCCATTTAAGTATATACTATTTAATCCATTATGTAACCCCTCTATTGGACCTTCAGAAAGCATATCATATATAACAGCAGATTGCTCCCTATTAGGATTCATTCTATCATTTGAGTCTGATTTTATACTTTTTACATCTATTTCTATTTGTTTATCTAACGCCATATTATTTTCCTATGCAATCTCATTATAGTAGTCCCCTGGGTCGCCATCTTCATTTTCACTATGGCTATTATCATCGCCACCACCTTCATTTCCTGTACTTGCAGATAAGTATCTCTCACCATCCCATGCGTTTGGATTATCACTTCCAAATACTAAGTCATTAGTAGCTTCTAATTTATAGGCTCCAAAGCCAAAAGTTATAGGAGTTCCTGAAACCATAAGTTTTCCATAAGCAAGGGGTATAGGTTGACCCTGTTTTAACGTACTTGCTGGACCTCCAAACATTGCTCCTTCTTCATCTTTATCATTAACAGGATCTTTCATCATTAATTCTGTAATACCTGCCATCATTAAATTTATACCCATCATCATTGCTGCTTGTCCTGACGCATATATCATCTTTCCTATTGTATCTGTGGCCTCTGCGTAGTTTCCAGTCCAATAAGCATAAACTATTAAAACTATTGCAATAATTATTTTTTCTATAGCATTTAATTTAGAACCCTTAGGTACTGGAGTTACTACAATGTCTTCTCCTTTTAGATTATTTAAAAGAAGTTCTGCTTCATCTAAAGCTTCTCCGGCTAGTTTGACTGAGAACTCTCCTTGTGCATTATCTTGACTAAAATACTCCATGTATTCTTTAGGTTTATTTGCATGAACAACACGAAAAGCGTCAGCGATAGAGGGAGCATTAACACTCCACTCTTCTCCGAGAGCCTCTCCTGCTGATCCTTGAAATATAAGTTTTCTATTCATTTGGTTTTAATATTGTTAATTCTTTATTTGGTAAACTAAAAATGTAATAATCTAAATTCATGATATTACAATTTTTCCGATCTACTTCGCTTGGTTCTGATGAACAATCTGGGTGACTGTGAACGATTGCCAAAGGTTTCGATTTTAAATTTATCCTTATATACTCTATAGGGTCAAATTTAAAATCATCATCACTTTCAGCGATATTCGTTACAGGATACCACTTATGTTTGCTCTCTTCTAGAACTATTACTCCACACCCTTCTCTCGGGTATTCCCTGTCTAAGTGTGAGTATATTTGTTCTTTAAGAGTAGCGTCGAGCACCAGGAAACCCCCCATATGGAAGAGACCATCTATCTACAGCCTCTGCTTTCATAGTTGAACTTGCTGTGCCTGATGTAATAGGCTCTGAGTTATATCTCATAGCACAACCTGTAAGTGTTTTACTACAAGCATCTCCTAGTTCCCAATAAGTATTTTCACCTGGAGTTTTATTTAAGTTTGTATGTTTTGTTTTCCATAGTTTAACTAAACTATTGGCGGTATGTTGTACATAAGGATTCAAAGTATCATCAGTATAATTATAATAAGTAGTGCTGTCTGCCCAAGTTGTATAAATTCTTATTCTGTTAAAATAAGCACTACTATCACTTGGAGTTCCAGCAGCTGTTTTAGTTGCTGCTTTTTTACATTGCCAATACTCAGTTACAGTTTGACTACCTGTTTGACTACCATCTATATTGTATCTGATTGCGTCTGTTTTTGAAGTAGAATAATATCCATTCAAAGTTAAAGTAGTTCCACCACTTACTCCTGCATATGCAGTAAAAGTAGTAGTACTTATAACTACTCTTTCATCATCTACATTAACCCAATTTTTATAAGTAGTACCATTTAGAAATAATCTACCTTGAACGTCTACAGTACACGCACCTACTCTATCTATTTCATCTTTATCATAACTTGCTCCTTTATAAATCCACGAACAAGCATTAGACATACCATGCCTTGCAGGTAAAGTTACTCCTACTAAGTCATGAGAAGCTCCAAGTTCAAAAGTTATTACTGTTGCAGTTTCAGTATGTATTCTATCAATATACCATACTTCACTTGGAAATTCTATTGGAGGATTTTGGTCACTTGCTTGACCATATAAATATTTTACTAAAGTAGTTCTTCTAGTTACTTTGTTACCTAATAAGTCATCATTTGTTAAAGTACCTAATGCATCTCCAAAAGTAGTAAGTACATTTGCTACTGTCATTTTAGGTCTAGGTAGTGCTCCTGTAGTACCTCTTTTAAAGCCTTGCATTTGTATAGGGAGTGCTGAATATGTACGAATTGTACTAGTAGCAGTTTTGTCTCGAAATTGAACAGTAGTTAAATCTGTTTCTAATCCAGTATGAAAATATACACTTGTAGATGAAGTTAGCTGTATTTCATAGAGATGAACCAGTCCTGAGCCTGGTTCCTGTTTCTGTACATCTGCTATTATTGCGCTCATGCTTCATAAATCCTTCTAAAAGTTGCTGTTGCAGAATAATAATCTCCAAATGTAAAGGTTTTTTTCCAAGTATCGCATACTACTTTTATAGTGGTTTCTCCACTATTATTGGAATCAGGAATAGTATAATTAAAAGCAGTTACTCCTGCTTTATTTTCAAAAAATGCTATAATATCATCTATTTCTTCTTTTGTTCTATTGTTAAAAGTTATACTAAAAGTTTCTGTTAAAGCATTTAATCCATTTGCAAGTCTTTGTTCATATCCGTCACCAAATTTTGCTAAATGAACTACAGGCTTTCCAGTTCTAGTCATACCTTTATCGGGTTTTCTAACTGTACTTGTTAAATCTGTAAATCCTATTGCCATATTATCCTCCTCCGAACGGACTTAATAGTCCACCTGGTCTTTGTTGATTAGCTATCTCGTCTGTTACTGCCATTTGTATTGCCATACCTAAAGCTTCTCCAGCATCATCATCTGTAGTAACATCTCCACCACCTTCCATATTTACATTAATTGTAGTATTATAATTACCACCTACTCTCTTTCCTTTTGGTACTACTATTTCTCCAGGTGTTAACATTGCAGGTACTGTATCTCTATTGCCTGATCCTGGTACAAATTTTGCTCCTTCTGGACCTGTGCCGCTGCCATACTTTCTTACTACTCCACCTTCGGCTCCAAACATACCACCAAACATACCAAATAGACTTGACATCCAACCGCCGGCACCGCCCATCATTCCTCCAAGTAAGTCTTCAAACATACCCATAAGTCCTCTGCTTGTGCTTTTTTTCGACCCTGTTATTTTACCACTCTTATCTGTTATTGACTTTGTTATATCTTTATCACCAAATAAACCTTCAATATCACTATCTGTGCCACCTTGTATTCCTTTAATATGTGCTTGTAAAGCTGCTTTCAAGTCAGTAACATGTTTATTTAGTATTTTTTTCTGTTTCTCCTCAGGAGATTCTATTCCTAGTGCTTTTTTTAACCCTCCTGTTATAGGAGCCATCATTTTTTCTGATAATGCGGTTGCCATGCCGTCTAAAGTACTACTGGCTACTTTTAATACTGCATCTCCTAAACTTTTTTCTTTACCCATTATTAAGTCTTTAATTCCTTTTTGACCTGCTCTATCAAATGCTTGTATTCCTGCGTCTCGTATAGAAATCATTAAATCATTCATTTCTCTTAACGACTCTATTTGATAACCTAAATTTTCTAATTTTATCAAATCATTAGCAAGTGTTTGTGTTGCTAATATTTGCTGTTCCTTACCTAAACTTGAAAATAGCAATTTATTTGCTAACATTCTAGCAGCTAATTCTTCAGATTCTGCTTCATGTGCTTTTATTTTATGCAACCTTTCTTCTTGCTTTCCGTATGCAGTTCCTAATTTTCCTGCTATGGTTGCCATTCGTTTATGCATTGCAACTCTTACTCCTAGAGTAGTAGTTAATTGATGACTTAATGCAAGTACTCTTCCAGTAGATTCTAATTGTTTAATTGCAGCTTCTGATCCAGTCTTGTCATCAATACCTAGGGACTCTGGTTTTATTTGTTTCGATTTTAAGGTTCCTACAAAATCAAAGGCATTACCCTGCTCTTTTGTAGCTTTTTTAGCCTCTGTTATAGTTCCCATTATCGCTTGACGATACTGATCTAAAGATGTTGGCTTAAATTTAGAGGTTAACCTATCTTGGATATTTAGTAAACTTTCTAGCTCTAAATTTAGATTTTTTATAGCTACACCAGCTACTACTTCTGCTGTTTGTCCAAATCCATGTAACTCTATACCTAATTTTCTTACAAACGTTTTATTCTTCATTAATAAAGGTAGTACCAAATCTAACCAACTTCTAAATTTATCCATTCCTTCATCAGTACCCAAATCGGCCTTCATAAGTGTTTGTATTCGAGATGGTCCAGGAAGAATATCAGCCATTGGACCAGTAGGATCGTCTTTAGTTAATCTCTTCGCCTCCTTTTCCATTTCCTCTAGTACCTTTTGTGCTGCACCTGCATTAGCCATTAGATGAGTTCCTAAATGATCGGCATAAAACTCAGTTAGAGCTAGCATATTACTTCCCTCCAGTCCTACACCAAGACCTTCATCTAGTACTGATATTGCAGCTAAATTACTGTATATATTTGCTTGCTTTATTAACGCCTCATTATAATCTTGAGTACCTTTAACAGCAGTATCAATACTATTAGTTTGACTTTCCATTAGTTTATTTACTTCTCTTAATCTGCTAGTTATTCCTTCCCATGTTCGATCCAAAGCTTGAGCTTTTTTATCAAACATTCCTGTTCCTGCAACCCAATCCCATATAAATTTACCAATAAATACTGCTGTTGCAATACCAAATAACCAACCCATAGCTGAGCCTAAAAACGCCATAGTAGGAGCTAATTTTTTAGCTAAAAGTCCTATTCCTACCATAATTCCAGAAGTAGCAGCTCCTGCCCTTGCCATACCTGATGTTAATGCTAAAGAAGCTGCATTAGCTCCTGCAATCATTCTGCTAGTCATAGCTTGATGAGAAGCAAGAATTTGACCGTGTATACCTTTAATATATTCTAATTCTTTTTTCTTTAAAACTTTAACTTTTGCTCCGTGTTTCTTTTCATTATTAAGCATTTGTTTAAGCGAACGTTCTTGATTTATAACATTTTTCTTTAACCACTCATCTTGATCTATACCCATTTTCTTTAGGATTTTTCTAAATTTTTGTTGATGTACTACATCTGAAGCAGTCCAATCTTTTTTAGCCAATTTATATTTAGCAGATGCCTTTTCGAACTCCTTTGTTGCCTGCTTAGAAGCCTTTGCGCTATCAGTACCAAATTTTATCATAGAAGTTGACAAACTTTTTAAAGCTGGAAAAGCACTTCTCATTATACTTGCAGCAAATCCTGCCATTAATAACGCTGCTGCTTCTGTATTGTCACTTAAAAACTCAGCAATAGCTACTAATGGAGGTAACATATACTCACTTATATCTTTCATTAAGTCACTAAATGCTGTTTGTAATCTAGTAAATGGATTAACTAACTCATCTGCTACACCTCTAAATTCTCCGAATTTACTATTTAGCTGAGTCATAACTTCGGCATTAACAGCTGCCATTCTTTGAGTAAGAGTTAATTCATTTTGTACCAGACCATGTGCTGCTGCGTATTTACGAGTAGCAATATCAAGTCTTAATACAATACCTAATTCATCTAAAAGTTCAGGCTCCGCTTTTGTTACACCACGAATTAATCTGTTAAAAGAATCTTCTAAGTCTCTTCCTAGAGCCCCTGATACAAGTTTAGCTCCTTCTGCTAACTCGACTAAATCTTTTGGTCCTAATCCAGCAGCTATACCAATTTGGGCTGCTTGTGCTGCATCTTTAAACTCAAGTAATCCTAGAGTAGCTGCTCGCATATCTACAACTAAAGTTTCCATTGCAACACCTGTTTGATCTGCAAAGAATTTAAGTCCTTCTGTTTGAGCTTTCCAATTAAAAGCTTGTTCAAGTCCTCTAAATACAGCTGTTACTGCAAACATAGAAGCCGCTAAAGTAGCATAGGCAGGAACAAGTCCTCCAGATATCCCTTGAGACATCTTAGAGAAGTTTTTAGTAGAATTAGAAGAAGCTCGAGCAGCTCCTTTCAATCGTCTATCGACCGAATGGGCTGATTTTCCTGCTTTATCAAGGTTTTTCACTCATGATCTTAAATCGCATTGTTACTTCATTATTTGCTGCCATTATGTTTTACTCTTGGGGTATGTCCCTACTGGGGCTTTACTTGTAGCCTCTTGTCTTTTTCTATCTTTTTCTAAACTTTTATTTACTGCATTTTGCTTAAAGGTATCTATAACTTTTAAGAAAAATATAACAGTTCTTTTATCCTCAATATCATAAGAATTTAATAATTCTGATACTGGACTCCAATCTTTTCCCATATAACTACCACTAGCTCCGTCCCATCTATCAGGTAGGTATGAATGTATAGCTAATGATTGTTGTACTTCTAATGGAAAGTTCTCGTCCTCCATGGGCATTTTATTAGGGTTAATTTCTTT